TCCATTTTTTACTAAATTTTTATTAATTATTATTTAACTTTTCTTGCCTTTTTTTAATGGCATCCAAAACTCTGTTGGCTTTCTTCTCTTTTTTAACGTCTTCAAATCCTAAGAATGATACTTGGTCATCTGTGTCGATATGAACTTTTCCATTATCGAATACACAATCTTCAAATATTACACCATCCTTACCAAATCTTGATTTTAATACCGCAATTGTTGCTCTACCACTTTCTTTTTGTTCTAAAGTTTTTGCTATAGACATAATAAAATGTCCTATTTGTCCTTTTTTAATTGATCCACCAATTTGATGTGCTTCTACAACATCCGCTCCTATTGAGCTTCTATTACCTTGTACTGCTGTCCAACCTACCATATCAAATTCATGAACTAAGGTCTCAAATTCCCTCATTACATTCCCTTCACCTGCATATTCATCAGTAAACTGTCGACTAGGTACAACACAATCAATATAATCTAATAATAAAACATCAGGTTTTACTCCTCGAGTTATCAACTTTCTAATGTAATGTTTTATCTTATTAACTGTAGTACCATCTGAAGCCATCTTCTTAATTATAAGTTTACCTCTATCTGTTTTGAAACCTTGTAATTTTTCTTTTACTTCTTCTTTTCTTTCAGATAACTGATTTAATTCAATTCCTGTCCAACATGATATATGTTTTCTTTGTATAACCTTTGGGTTATCTTCAAAAATTATTTGTACTACATTATGTCCAAGATTATAGGCGGTATTTGCGAACTTTGTAAGTACTGTTGACTTACCAACACCAAAAGGTGCTAAAACTACTCCTAATTCTCCTTTAGACAATCCCCCGTCTGTTATATTATCTATTCCACTTATACCTGTGGCAACTGGGTGTCTAAAATCATCTGCTAAAACCTCTTCAAGTGCACTAAAGACATCAATCCCATCTTCTTTATCATTTCCTACACTAAGTGCCTTTCTAAATAATTCTTCAATTTTATCATAATCTTCAAAATTACCACTAGACATAATTTTTTCAGAATTACTTATCGCCTTTTTAATTTCCTGTTGTTTACAAAATTTTAACGCTGTTTGTTGTGTAAAATCGGCGTCTGAAAAATCCTGTTCTTTTAATTTTTTTAATGTGTCTTTTAAGACATCTTTCGCCGTTTCATTTGATACCTCTATTCTAATGAGTTGGTCTAACGCATCATAAGTTGGTACTGCCTCATACTTTCCATAATATTCCTTTATTAATTGCATTAATAATCTACAATATTGGTCGTCAAAATAAGTAGGTTCTATTGCGTCAACAATATTATCTGCGAATTTGGTATCTACGATTAATAATGAAAGTAATTTTAATTGGAATTTATCCCCTAAATATCCGAAATTTCTATCTGTCATTCTTTTATAATTGATTTATCTATAAATATATTCTCTATCTTAATCTTACTGGTTTTAATACCCATAATGTTTTTCCACACTGTTGTATCTTTTCTTACTCAAACACCTTTGAATCTTTGAAATTATACTCGGTATCAAAGATTTTATATTGACTGAGTACCTTACTTTAGGTGGGAAGTCCATTGCTGTGAATCTTTCGATTATTATTATCTTACCATCTACACGTATTTCAAAGGTAAAGTAGTCTTCACCCTCTTTTTGGTTATCGTTAACTACGGAGTTTTTATTAGAGAAGGGATTGTAATTAGCCCAAAGAAAATCTTCGCTAAGTCCCTTCAAATAACTTTGTATTGTTTGTGTAATGTCGTCTAATTCCCATCTAAGTTCTAATGAATTTTTCGCATTATTGTTATACCCCCTTATGTTAAAATATCTTTGGCAAACTATGTTTTCATTAATTCTTAAAATAAACTCAAATTTATCGCTATATTTACTTACTTTTTTTTCCATTTTTTGTTTCATTTTTTTTTAGTGTTATAAAAGGTATTAAAAATTCAGACTGATCTTCATAAGACGCTGGTATTACATTTACTATTCCATCCTCTATCATCATTTTAATTACATTTTTGTAATCTCTTCCAGATGGATCTAGTTCCAAGTTTACTAAATCTTCTACATTTTTCCTAGCCCCTTCATCCATAAAAGGCTCCTTTAAGTTAATTATTTTTTTATTTATTTCATATAATTCGTCACCAAAAACTCCTCCATTACTGGTTCCTGTTTTGATGTTATTAAGTACTTTGGTTATTCTCCAGTTGTCCCCCTCATATTCTAGTGATTTAACTTCTTCTAGAGAAACTTTTCTAGTCTTTAACTCTGGTACTAACTCACCTAATCTTTTAGGTGATAATCCTTTAATTCCTAAAATATTATCTGAGGGATCTCCGATTAACATTTTAATTAAACATACATTTTTAGGAAGATACTCCAATTCTCTGGTGACTAGAACTGAATCTTCTTTTATTAATTCTTTCTTATCTAAAAGATATACTCTAACTTTCTCATTAACTAATTGTACAATATCCCTATCTGAGGTGTAGATAGTAATTATTTCATTACCATTCTTTTTTATACAATAATGTGCAATTAAATCGTCTGCCTCCATATTTTCCTGTACGTATTGTCTTACATATAACTCTTCTAAATATTGTTGAGCCCTTAGTTTCTGTTTAAGAAACGACTCTGCGTCATAACTAGAAGATTTTCTACGTTTAGTTTTATAGTTAGGATAGATTTTTCGACGAGCTCTATTACCATATCTACCATCCCAAAAAACTACTACTTTATTGTAATGTTTTTGAGATAATGTTCGTCTTAGTATATTAAGAAATTGGAATATTCCCCCTATATGTTCTTTTTTGTCATTAAAAACGTTTTTAGCTCCGAAGAAAGCTCTTTTTAATAGAGCATCTCCATCAACTACTAGGGTTTCGAATTTTTTTTGTTTATTTCTTGGTCTCAACTCATCATAATTAAAAGGTTAAACATTTTCTTCTATTAACTCAAAGCCGTCGTCTTCTACTTTTTCTCCAGCTTTTTCAAATTGTTCAACCCAATAACTTGAGTGTGATTCTTTGTATTTTTTAATTTCATTGGCATCATCCCCTATGAAATTATGTGGGGTTACAATTACCCTTCCATCTGAAAAACCAATACCATTAACATGATTTTTAAGTATTGATACTTTTGTACGTGTTGCAAAAGATACTTTCCTTCCATTTTTAGTTGCATTGATTTTTGATGTTCCACTGTTCTTCTGATTTCCAAATAAAAAAACTAGTGTTGAATTTAGAAAGATTGCTTCTCCTCCTTTCATCTTAATTCTTGGTTGACTAAATGGGTTATCTGGTAATTCCACCCATGGTTGGTTAACAATAATAAGAGTGTTGGTAAATTTAGAATCTTCTTTTCTTGATCCTGTAATTCTTTGGTTTATTCCCATTCCTATTTTGTCCGCTAAAGTACTTGCATTATGCATCTTACCTCCTTTACCCTCAAAAGTCATTTTACAGGGTACTGAACCAACTGAATCCCAAAAGAAAACTAAATCATATGGGATATTACCTTTTTGTTGTTCATCTATAAGTTCATTTATATAATCTGTGATTTGTTCAATATAAGAAAAACCATCATTAAATAAAAAGGTTCCACTCCATTCTCCATTCTCATTTAAGTCACAATCAAATCCCATTAATTTAGCGTGTTCAAAGTCCCATTTTTGTTCAGTAATTATAAAAACTGGTAACTTACCCTTTTTTTGAGCGTCCACCGCCGCTTTTACTAAAGCCGTGGTTTTTCCAGTATCAGAATGACCTAAAAATACATTTATATGTCCTTCTACAGGTCCTGGGATACCACAAGCTTTGTAAAATGCTTCACCAACATCAAAGAAACTATCTTCTTTATACTTGGCTTTTGTACTATACTTACCTTGTAAGTCTTCTAATGAGAATGTTTTTTTCTTAATTTTTGCCATAGTCTTTAATTATTAAAATGGCATATCATCCATGTTAATCTCTGTTCCTTTATCTAATTCTGAAATAGTAGTATTACTAACAGATGAAGTTGCCTTTGGCGTTTCTTCTTCTTTTCTCTCATATGGATTTTCTCCTTTTGCTACTTTTTCAAGAAAATCTGCATCTTTTTTAACATATACATCTCTAAATGTCTCTGTATTTGCCATCCAATTTTTAGCTTTTTCTGCGTCTGTAGTTAACATAGAAGGGTCTTCTGTCATAATTGTAGATACTGTTGTGTAGGTACCATTACCACTTGGTAATTTAACTGCTTTTAGAATTAAGTTAATGTCTCTACCTTCTCTAGGGTCCGTAATATCTCCTTTCTTTTGGAATAATGGTATTAATTTATCCATAATGCCGTCTCCTTTGAAGTTGTGTTTGAATCTCCAGAACTTTACTCCATCCGCTTCATTATCTCTATCAATAACTCTCACAACATAAAACTTTCTTGGTCTATATTGTCTAGCAAGAACTTTATCTTCTGGGTCACCAGTCATTAGTAAAGCCTCATTTACTTCAGTAATAGGACTTCTTTCATTATCATTTTTACCTGGGTCATATAATTTTTGCCATTTACCATCAATTTGTACCTCATGGAACCACGCTTCTGTGAATGGTGATGCCCCATCTTTAGGAGGTAAAATTCTAACTGTTCTTTCTCCGCTTGTTTCTCCTTTTGGTAAAAAAGGTGCGAAATATTTTCTAAGGTCTGTCTTCTTTTTTTCGGTCCCTGTTCCAGACTTGTTGGACTCATACTGTTTAAGAATTGAATCTAATATGTTACTCATTTTTAATTTTTTTTTTAACTAGTTAATTAATATTTTTTTTACTTATTAAATATATAAAACATTTACGGCAAAGTAAACATGTTTATATAAACAAAAACCCAACTCTATTCGGGTTGGGTTAATATTATAATTATTTATTTTAAGTGTCAAACTCTATCTCATCATTCTTGGTTTAACTCTCATTCCTTTTCGAGCCATACCTTTAAGATTTTTTCCTTTAAGTGTATTACTATTTGTAAAATCCATAGCTGCCATATCCATAAAGTCTCCTTTTCCTTTTGAAGGTTGGACTCCTACAAGTTCTCCCCCTACTGGTGCGTTTGATGATGAACAACAGTTACCTGTCATAGTACATTCACAAGGATTATGATTTGTTACATGGTCATAGGAACCATCTTCCATGGCGTAAACACAAACACAACCCCCTTGTGGTGAACCACCCCAAGCTTGTACTAATTTACCTTCACTTACCGCTTCATTTAGATTGTTATAGTTAGGATTAAATGAATTTCCTATTTCATTATCATCCCATTCTTCTGCCTCACCAGCGGTTAAAGTATACTCTTTCTCTTTTGATTGTGGTTCTAGGTCTATACCTCTTAATTTTTTATACTCCGCTTTTTTATCTTCAAAGTAATTATCTAATCTTTGGTTATAAGGAAAACTATCTAAAGACCTAAGTTCTAATTTTTCTACTGGTGTTACAGGTGCCATTTTTTGTATTTCATCTTCCATAGCATCTATCTTTTGGAATATCATATCCATCTTTCCAAGTCTATCTGATAATTCAGAGAATTTTGACTCAATATCTGATAATTGTGATGCGAATTTATTTACAGAATCTCCTACTTCTTCTTGATTATTAACTAAATCAGTTACATCTACTTCTTCTACCTCATCTTCTACTTCTGCCGGTGGTGGTGGTGGAGTAGGTGGTGTAGGAGTTGCCCCTGGTTTTGGTGGTGTCGCAGTTGGTGGTGTAGGAGGTGTTGCACCTGGTTTTGGTGGTGTAGCTCCTGCTGGTGTTGGAGGTGTTG